GAACTGCCGCTGCGGCGCGATCCAGTTGTCCGCTGACCAGCTCGCCGACATGGGGCTATCGCCTACGCCAGCGCCAGAGGGCGGCACGTACAAGTGGCAAAACCCGCGCACAGGCATGACGTTCAAGGTGCCCGATGGCATTGACCCGGGCTTCGACCGCAATCCAGGCGAGACGTACCTCGCGGACTCAATGCGCCTGCTTGGCGAGCGCGTGCACCAACTCCCAGGCGACCTGCGCGGCGCGGCGATGGTGGCCGTGGCCGCCTACGAGGCGCAAAGCATTACGGGCAAAGCCAGCACTATCGTGGTGGACGCCTCAGAGGACATTCAGACGGCGGCGAAATTCAACGCTCTGATGAGCGGTGCCGTGCTCGGCTACGTTGAGGCGCGCATCGTTGGCGCAACGCCAACGGTAGAGCAGCAAGCGGCGTTTGATCGGCTATCGAAGGCTGACAAGGCGGAGATCGAGCGTCAGATTTCTCTCGGCTCTTGACTGCGCCTCTAGACCATTTTGCCGACGCCAGCAAAAAGGTTTGATCACAAAATCGATTCCGGTTTTTCCAGCCCAACGCGGATGAGCCAGACCTGCCACAGGATCGGGTCGAATTTGCGCTGACCGGCCTCGTACATCTGCCACACGCGCCATCCGCGACCGATAACGGCAGCCGCAGCGCCCTGCGTCTTGCTGACCTTCAGTCGGGCTTTCTTTATCTCGGCCGGCTTCGGATATTTCTTTTCGCTCACGCTACCCCTTGATGCTCAGGACGCTCATCGCGTCCTCGAATGACCAGCCCCGCGAGCGCAAGAACTTGGCAGCGAATTTCGTCCCGAACGAGCGCTGCAGGTAGTTCGCATGCGCCACTTGGTCAGTGCGGCTCTGCGTTGGCCTGAGCGGCACCTGTCTGGCCTTGGCCTGCAAAACATCGAACACGCGTTGCGTCTCGCGTACAGCTTTCTCGTGCAGTTGATACGCGCTGAACTCGCTCATCCGTCCCATTCATGCTCCTAAGTCACCCTTGTGACGGAGCAAATTCTAAGACCGTAAATCGACTGAAGCTCTATATCGACCTGTCGATTTAGCTCCTCGCGCAGGGCTTCAGGGGTCGGATCGGGCATCTTGTCCTGCACCTTCCGGTTGACCTCGTAGGCGAGCTGGCTGGCGGCGTTAAATCCGGTGCGCCATTGCGGCAGGGAGTGCGTTACGTAGTGGGTTGTGCGCATCGCCGGCCCCCTCAGTGCTTTACCAGGGTTGAGCCGGCTGCTTGGTACTGCTGGCCCGCTGTATCGACGATCATATGGGTGTGGCGGCCCATCGCTCGGCTCATCACTGCGGCCTGGCGCTCGCTGCGGTGCGTCGAGTAGGCGTTGCCGTACTCGGGGGCCATAACGATCGCATAACGGTGGCCGGGGGCGAAAACGATATTTTGTGTGGTCATCTTCGTACTCCTGTCGTGTTGTCGATGACTGCATCCTACGCACACTGTGCGGGTTTAGTCGATCGATTAAACGTGGATTCCAGGCGCAATTCAGATTGCGAGAAGAAGCGCCCGTCGTCCGTCCAGGCGGAGTACTTGGCGCCGTTGCTGAGGGTCAACTTCGCCCAAGCGCGCGGGTATTGCTGGACAAACTCATCCACGATGTCCATCGCGACCTGATCTATTTCGGCCGTCAGCTCTGCGGTTCTGTGGCCGTCACGACCGACCTTGTATCTCATGATGTACTGCATGGCGTCCTTTCTTAAGCAAGGCCAAGTTCTGTCGCTCGGAGCATCGAGTGCCGGGCGTTGCGCATGTAGGTCGCGGCGTCCTCGATTTGCCCTATGGCGCGATCTATGCCGGCGTTGTAGGCGAACCACAGCGCCCCTTGCACGGTGCACAGCCTGTTCGGCATGCAGCCGCGCTCAGAGTAGGGGTTGTCGACAGCAAATCGCGCCATCCAGGGCTCGCGGATCGGGTTCTCTGCCAGGTACTTGATCGCGGCCTGCCGTCCGGCGCTGAATGCCATGGCGATTTGCGTTTGGCGGCCTCTGCTGATTTCGGTCGTTGTCATGGTTGCGCTCCCGTTACTGCCGCATTTGATCGGCTAGAGATTTAAGGCTGGCGATGAGGTCATCTAGGCGCTCTACATCCGGCGGCAGGTAGGCGCCGAAAAGCGTTTTCGACATTTCCTCGGCCTCCGGCGTCATGGTTTCCAAAAAGTTAAGAATGTACTTACCGACTTTTTCGCCGTAGGTGGCTGGGCCGCCGTATTGATCCCCCTGCCTGAAAACATCTTTGAAGGTTTTTGCTGTCATGTCGTTGCTCCGTGCGCGTTGTCGATGACTGGACATTACGCACTCTGTACGCATTCGATCAAGCGATAAGCCCCTGTTTCCCGTCCCTAATCCCAGCTATTGGCAAGAATGCGCGTAAGCGTTTACGGCTAGGACGCCAGCGTGCGCACACATACAGTGCGCCGCATGAAACGGATTCCAATTTTCCGCGCCGGGACGCACACGCCAGCAAATGGCGAAGCGATCGAGTTCAGCGCCGACGTCCTGCGCGCCGCTGTCGCTGCATACGACCCTGCGGTGCACGAAGCGCCAATTGTCGTGGGCCACCCAAAGGACAACCACCCGGCATACGGATGGATTAAGGGCCTCGAATACAACGAGGAAACCGGCGAGATCGACGCGATCCCGCACCAGGTTGACGCGGAATTCGAAGAGATGACGGTTGCTGGACGCTTCAAAAAGCGCTCTGCCTCCTGGTATCTGCCCGATGCCGCCTCCAATCCCAAGCCCGGCACGTTGTACCTGCGCCACGTGGGATTCCTGGGCGCCCAGCCGCCTGCCGTCAAGGGATTGCGCGACGTTTCGTTCGCCGACAGCGACGAGGGGATCGTCGAGTTCAATGATGCCCGCTTCGCCTGGGGCTCGATCGCCGCCATCGCCCGCATGTTCCGCGAGTGGCTCATCGGCGAGAAAGGCGTCGAAGTCGCCGACAAGGTCGTCCCCAACTACCTCGTCACAGACCTCGAATCTCAATCGCGCGAGCCGAGCGCATCACCAGCAATTTCTTACTCCGAGGAAGAATCCATGGAACTAGAGCAACTCAAGGCGAAAGTCGCCGAACTGGAAACGCAAAACGCGGCGCTCAAGGCTTCGCAAATGCCCGCCGACTTCGCTGATCGCGAGGCCGGTATCGCCGCCCGTGAGGCCGCAGTTTCTGATCGCGAAGCCGCCATTGCCAGACAAGCTGTTGAGGCCCGTATTGACGCCGCTGTTGCTGCTGGCCGCCTACTTCCTGCTCAGCGCAAACACGCAGTCGAGTTCGCCATGGGCCTGGTCGACGGCGAGGCCACCGTCGAATTCGGAGAAGGCGATCAAGCCAAGAAAGTCTCTCTGCGCGAAGGCTATCTGCTGCAGATCGAGAGCGCACCAAAGGTCGTCGACTACAACGAGCGCGCCGCCGCTGGCGAAGGCGTGAAAGTCGAAGACGGCGACGTGAACAGCGTCGTCGAAAAAGCCCGTCAGCTAGCCGATAAGGCCGCCGAGGCAGGCAAACACATTTCATTCACCGAGGCTGTTGCGCAAGCGACTGCAGAGCTGTCGGGCAACGCCTGATAAGTCACAACTCGATCACTAAGGAGCCTTAATCATGGCGATGCGAAACGAGGGAATTCTCCAAAAAACTTTCTATGCCGGCGCTGACGTTGCCGCGAATCGGATCGTTAAGGCCGGCGCGGACAACACGAAAGTGATCGTCGGCGCTGCCGCGACCGACAAAGTGCTCGGCGTGAGCGACAACCTGGGCGCCGAAAGTGGCGAAACCCTGGACGTAATCCTGGACGGGATTGCTCTCGTCAAGGCTGGCGGCTCGATCTCGATGGGCGACTTGGTTGCCAGCGACGGCACCGGTCAGGCCGTTGCCACCACCACCGCCACCCACCGCTACATCGGCGTTGCGATGGAAGACGCCTCCTCGGGCGATCTGATCGGCGTGCGCATTGCCCCCGGCCTGATCTAAGCCGGCGACGAAGACCACCTCTCTAGGAGCAAATAAATGAAATTCCCTTTTACCCCGTCGCCCCAATACACCGCGATCGCCTTGGCGTATCAGAACAAAGAGCTGATCGCTGACCAGGTTCTGCCTCGCACTCCCGTCAATGAGCGCTCGTTCAAGTGGGACTTGCACACCAAGGCCGACATGTTCACCGTGCCCGACCTGATCGTCGGACGCAAAGGCTTGCCGAATGAAGTTGAGTTCACGGCCGCAGAGAAAACCTCGAGCGTGAATGACTACGGCCTGGACGACGTTGTGCCCTACGAAGACATCGAGTCCGCCCGCTCTAAGCCTGGCCTCGATCCCCTGGGTCGCGCCACCGAGGGCGTGAGCGAGTTGCTCGCCGTCGCGCGCGAGAAACGTGTTGCCGACATCGTTTTTGCGACGGCCACGTATCCGACTGGCTCGAAGGTCACCCTTGACACGAACAACAAATGGAGCGCCTTTACCGACGCCGCGAGCGATCCGGTTGAAGACATCCTGAGCGCATCTGAAGGCATGTTGATGAAGCCCAACACACTTGTGCTTGGCTCTCAAGTGTGGTTCCAGCTGCGCCGTCACCCCAAAGTGATCGCTGCCGTGTTCGCTGCTGGCGGCAACGCTGCCACCGGTGGCGTGGCAAGCCTGCAGGCAGTGGCCGACCTGTTCGAGGTCGATCGCATGCTGATCGGTCGCTCGTTCATCAACAGCGCCAAAGCCGGCCAGACCGCGACCTATGCGCGCATCTGGGGCAAGAGCGCCGCCCTGCTGCGCATCAACCCGCTTGCAAGCGTGCGCGGAAACGACATCAGCTTCGGCATGACCGCCGAGTACGGCAGCCGGTTCGCTGGAACGATCCCTGAGCCAAAAGTCGGCCTGCGTGGCGCTGAGCGCGTGCGCGTTGGCGAGTCGGTCAAAGAGCTGGTCACCGCCGCTGACTGCGGATACCTGTTCGATGCAGCTGTCGCCTAAACAAACCATCAATTGAGCAAGAGACAGGCTGGCGCTACGGCGCCAGTTTGTCCATCAGGAGCGTGGATATGCAGAAAACCTATGTCGCCAACTGGCACATCAAAAGCGGCGGCCGAATGATCGAGCCCAACGAGCGGATCACTCTCGACGAGAAGGCGGCCGAGGCCCTTGGTGGCGCGGTCACGCTCGTTGCGGAAGAGCCTCAGAAAAAGCAGGCCAAGAAGGACGCGCAGCAGTAACCCGGGCATCACTCGACACCATCACGAAAGGATCAGGAAATGGCCTCGCTCATCTATAACAAATGCCTTGAACTCTTTGCCAAAGGTTCGATTGACTTCGATACCGACACCTTCAAGGTGATGCTGACGACATCGTCGTACACGGAAAACAAGGACACGCACGATTTCCGCGATGACGTGACCAATGAGGTCAGCGGCACCGGTTACACGGCTGGCGGGAACACTGTCACCGTAACCGTCACCCTTGACACCACCAACGACCGCGTCGACATCTCGCTGGGCGGCACGACATGGCCCACAAGCACGATCACCGCGCGCAAGGCGGTGTACTACAAGAGCCGTGGCGGCGCCTCGTCTGCCGACGAGTTGATCGCCGTGAACGACTTCGGTAGCGACGTTGCCTCCTCGAGCGGCACGTTCACGCTCAACGCTTCGACGATGCGCATCCAGAACTAAGCGATGTCGCACCTGGAAAAAACAACCTACAGCGTCAAGATCGACGACATGTCGTTCGAGGAGCTGTCGATGCTCATGCAGGGGCTATGCAACAAAGCAAACACCCTGCGCGAGCAGATCAGGTACTTGCAGCGCAAGATCGACGAGCGTGTGGCGAAGATGCCCAACGCGCAGGCGCAGAAGCTACGTCTGGCGGCGCAGCACGGGCAGGTCGTGCCGGGGGCAAATATCGGCCTATCGGGATAGGGCAGTGGATGCAAATGCTGCTCGTATCCTCAATGCTGTCCAGGGCCTCCATGGGCACGGGCGCGCCGCCTTCCGGCCTCCCTGTGTGGCGCGACGGCATGTCCGTCGGCGAGTGGAAGCAGATCAGCGGCACGGCGCTATCGAGCGTCGCCCCGTCGCCAACGCCAGCTGGCAGCACCGGCCCTAGCTCCAAGGTTGACGCTTGGACATCGTTCGCCGCTGATCCGCGCACCAACATGGTGTACAGCGTCGCCAACGGCGGCCACGGCGACTACTCTGGAAACGAGGTCGATCGCATCGATATGTCGCAGGACGCGCCCGCCTGGTCGCAAATCCTCGCCCCCAGCGCCTCTGCAGACGTGGTGCAGAACGTGGCCTATTACAACGACGGGCGCCCAAGCGCGCGCCACACCTACAACGGTGTGGTGCTGTGCACGCAGCTCGACGAGATTCAAATCTTCGGCGGCAATGTCTACGGCGCAACCGGCATCCTCACCGACGACGTGGCGGCCTTTGATCTGATTACGGGCGACTACAAGGCGGACGGCACACGCCCGAACATGCCTGCAGGCACCACAACCCTTGAGGCGCACCCGACGGTTCCAGACCCGTCCACCGGTGATGTTTACATCCTCGCCAACGAGATGGTGAACAAGTGGACGCGTTCGACGAACTCGTGGAGCACTGTGGTCGAGCAGTTCAACGGGCCTTACGGCTACAAGGCTATGGCCGCGTTCGATACGACGCGCAATCGCATCCTCGTGCTGGGCGGCGCCGCGAATAACGCGCGGCTGTTCACGTTGAGCGGCAATGCCATGAGCACGCCGACCCTATCTGGCAGCAACAGCAGCATCGATACGCAAGACGACGCGGCGATGGTCTACGTGCCGGATATGGACAAGTATCTGGTTCGGCTCGCAGGCAGCGGCGGCACGATCTATCAGATCGATGCGGGGACATTCGAGGTCTCCGATTTCGCAACGACCGGCGGCGGCTCGATCCCGGCAGCCGCCAACGGCCCATACAAAAAGTTCCTGTACCTGCCATTGCTCGGCGGGTGTGTCTACGTGCCCAGCTACGGCGGCAGCCTCTGGTTCGTAAGGACGCATTGACATGGCGCTCCCAGCAACCGACGCATTCACCAACACCGGTGGAACCGCCGTCGCACTGACGACGTACTCGGCGAACTGGTCTTACTCGACCGGCACTTTCAACGTCGATGCCACCGGCGACAACGCGTACTCGACCACATCAGGCAACGAGGGCGGCGCCTACTGGAACGCAGATTCATTCAGCGCCGACCAGTACGCGCAGGTCACTCTTTCTGCACTCACGAGCGGCATTGCGGTTGGCGCGGCTGTCCGGGCCTCGGCAGGAGGCAACTATTACGGGTGCTACCTCGAGGGCACTACCTACTACCTGTTCAGGATGAACGCCGGAAGCTGGACGCAGCTCGATACCGGCACGCAGTCTTTCTCGGACGGCGACGCGCTTCGGTTGCAAGTGACGGGTACCAACCCATGCGCGTTGGTGATGCTGCGCAATGGCGTGCAGTTCGGATCGACCTACAACGACTCAGACGGCGCGCGCCTGACCAGCGGCGCGGCAGGCATCTGCGGCTACGGCGACAGCACGACGCCGCGAATTGATAACTGGGAAGGCGGGAACGTTGGCGGCGGTGGTGGCGGCATCACATCCGCGCAAGTTGATCGGCTGCGCACTATCGCCAGAGGATTAAATAGGGGAATGACATGATCTTCACACGCAAATACGGCGCCTCCACATCTTCCGGCACCCACATCCGCATCCCGATCATCAAGCGCGGTGCGGTCGACTTCGCTGTTGGCGCCGACTGGACGCCTGCGGCCGGCGATGTGAAGGTGAGCAAGGATGGCGGCACGGCTGCGAACATTGCGACGCTCCCCGCTGCGGTGGCAATGGGCAACACCGCGTACTGGGAGTTCCAACTCAGCTCCGGCGAGCTGACGTGCAAGCAATTGGTCGTGACGGTAGGCGACTCGGCCACAAAGGCCGTCGAGGATCAGTGCTTCGTCGTTGAGACGTGCGGCAATGCTTCCGCCATGTACCCGTCCGATCCGACTGCGGACAACACAGACGCAGAGACGCGCCTGACGAATGCCCTGAAAGGCACCGTGTACGGCGTCGTCGGTTCCAGCGCTACGACAACGAGCATTCCGACCAGCTCGCTGTCGCCCGCCGCTGGCGTAACGGATCAATTCAAGGGCCGGATCATGACGTTCGCGGCGGACACAACCACAGCCAACCTTCGCGGCCAATCGCGCGAGATTACGGGGAGCGCCAGCGGCGGCACGCTTACTACCGCTGCGTTCACAACCGCGCCGGCGAGCGGCGATACGTTCTCCATCACCTGATCGGCCGCCGTGGCAATCACACGCCCGATCGGATTCGGCTACGGCACGCGCCGAGCCTCGGCTGCCGTTGATGTAACGGCGGCTGGGGTTACGGTCGCCGCGACCACGTCTCTGATTGCTGGATCGGCTGCTGGCGAGACAAACGGCACCGCTGCAGGCGTAACGCTGACGGCTACGTCATCGCTCATCGCCGGCTCTGCGTCGGGCGAGGGCAACGCAACCGCATCCGGCGTAACGCTCACAGCAACCAGCTCGCTTATCGGCGGCGCTGCAAGCGGCGAGGTCAATGCGACGGCTGGCGGCGCAACGGTCACGGCAACCTCGTCAATGATTGCCGGGAGCGCCTCGGCAGAGGGCAATGGAACGGCCGACGGCGCCACGATCTCAGCGATAACCTCCATCATCGCCGGTGGCGCGTCCAGTGAGATCAACGCGACGGCAAGCGGCGTCACAGTAGAGGCGACGGCCGCGCTGATCCCTGGCAGCGCGTCATCGACAGCTGGCGGCGAAGCTGCTGGCGTCACGATCGAGGCAACATCAACCATCATCCCGGGCGACGCAACGGGCGACGCGAACGTCGGCGGCGCAACACTGGCGACGACCGCATCACTTACCGCAGGGTCGGCCAGCGGCGAAGGCAACGGCACGGCCGATGGCGCGACTGCAACCGCGACCATGAGCCTGATTGCCGGATCGGCGGCAGGCGAGGGTAACGCGACGGCATCAGGCCAAACGATCACCGCCACGGCATCGCTTATTCCGGGCGGCGCGAGCGCAAACGGCAACGCTGTCGCATCGGGCCAAACGCTCGCAGTCGCTTCCTCGCTCATCGCGGGATCGGCCGAAGGCGAGCGCAACGAGACAGCCTCGGGCGCCGTGATGACCGCTGTCGCATCGCTCATCGCGGGCGGCGTATCCGGCGGGGCTGCCGGCGATGCCGAAGGCATGACTGTCACAGTCACCGCGACCATCATTCCCGGCAGTGCTCTTGGCGTCATCAGCGGCAGCGCGGCCGGGGCGACGGTTGAGGCTGCCGCCACGATTATTCCCGGCGCCGCATCTGCTGACGCGAACCCTGAGGCGCCTGGCGCAACCCTTGTTGTGGTTGCCTCCCTCATCGCCGGCAGCGCATACGGCCCCGCCGTTTCCACGACGCCCGGGAACTACACTGCGCGCGCGCAACGCAATCGCTACAGAGCAACCTGGAAGAGGATCGCATGACAACTCGATTCGATGACAAAGAACCGCTCGGCGAGGTCACCGTCGAGTTTGACTTCGGGCCGGACATCGAAAGCGTGTCCAATCCATCTGTCGCCTTGTCGGTGTTCGCTGGCGCAGACCCGGACACCTCATCGATGCTGATCGGCACGCCCACAGTTCTCGGCGCCAAAGTGCTGCAGCGGGTT